TGGCTTGTCCTATTTGCAATCCAAACTCAACGCTGTCTTTTTCTTTGTCAGACACGAATTGACTTGGGAAACCCTGAGGGTTTATTGCTATTTTTACATCCTCCATTTATTTTATAATTTGGCTATAACTTCCCTTATTGTCATATCTTGCAAAGTTAAGTTTTATTTTTGATTTATTTTTAATGGGCTGGTAAAGGTTCTTCTGTATAGCCATGATAGCTAAACCAGAACTAATTGAAGCATCAAACTTTGTTCTTTTGTTTATATCAAACCTAGCCCAGTCTTCTAAAGTTCTAATAAAATACATCGAACCTATAAGATCTTTCTCTCTAAAAGTACCTGATAAATCAAATCCAACATTCTTTTCAATATAAGATTCTATTGCGGCTGCATGAGCTTGTTTTATATCTTCAGAGCTATTAGGCATACCTCCTAATTCTTTTTCAGTTTGTGACAATTTATTATAAACCTTATCAGGCCTATTCATTGAAAAACCTCTATACCCTCTGTTTTTAAAATGATATAACAATCTTGGTTTATTATTTTCTATTAATATTGGCATACCATAAAACACACAAGCCATTAATACATCTTCAAAAAACATTTCTGCTGTTTGTGGTCTAGCAATATATTCTAAAAAAAATTCATTAGTAGGTCCTTCATCCATGTGAAACTTAGTAACGCCATGTAAAGCACCATTAGATCCTCCACCTCCTACAGTCCCAGATATATCATAACTATCACATCCAAAAGCACCTATGTGATCGTTTTTTGGATATTTAACTCCGTTCTTTAAATAGTGTTGATTTTGTAATTGTTTTTTTGGTGTCCATGTTACATAAAATCGTCCTCTATCATTTGGAGAAAAAATAACTTCTGTATCTTTAATTCCATTTTTCCATGAAAACGAACCTCTTGTTACAAATCTATCTTTTATTAATGAATCATTGTAATCTATTTGCTGATAAAGTTTTTGAAGATTAAATAACGATTGTTTACTTTCATCTCTAAAAGCGTGAGATTCTGTACGAGGGAACTGTCTGTAATACTCGTTTAATCCATCAGGATCTGATTTAAGACCCTCAACCTCATTGTTCCAGTGATTGATAACACCTTGATCGATTACATCTCCTAAAGGCCCTTCTATCTCTTCCCCTGGATCATCAAATACAGGATATCCGTAAACATCTATAAATCCTTCATAATTCCATTCCATAGGGATGAAAAGTGAATATAGTCCACTTTTAGTTTGACCATTCTTGTTTCTTTTGTTTACATTAGAATCTGAATATAATTTTTTAAAATTACCACCTCCTTTTTCAATAGAATTAGAAGTACTTCCCATCATACATTTTCCAATAATTTTAGATCCTAATCTAAGACAGGTCTTAGTTACTCGCCAATTGTTTAATATGTTATCAGGTCTTTCCCATTTCCCACTTTCATCATGAGCTAATATTTTTAATTTTTCTCCATCGTAAGAGTTGTCACCTGTGTTTTTCCAATCTATTGTCGTGTCAAGCCCTTCAAGTTCTGTAGCGGCTTCATTGGCATCAAGCTTTTTTCTGGTAAGCTTGGAGGCTGGTACTCTATAGGCAAGTTCGGTCTTGGGCCTGTCCATACCATCCTGGATCGGTTTGAAAAAGAAGGGGTAGTTGAGCGATATTGGTACGACTTTATCGGTAAACATCTTCTTAGCATCTGATCCAGTTTTTGACAATATTCCAAAACGTGAATCTCGTGATGTGGTAGCTTCATGCACGAGTTCTGATGAGGACATAAACGAAAAGCCTGATCGTCTGTTCTTAAGATAACACATTCCATATGACCGTCTGTCTGCTTTGCAAGCTTCCCAGAATATGTAGAATAATCTATTTGATTCCCTAAAGTTTGGCTGCCCAACATCAATTTTGGTCCAGCACAAGTACATGTAGTGAGAACCAGTAATAAAAGTAGAAACCCCTTTGTTATTAAACCAAAAACCTTTTTCACGTCTTTCAAATTCTTTGTCAATATAGTCATACCATTTCTCTTTAAAGTTATCTGGATGTTTGTCCCAATCAAATACATTTTTAATTTTACTTAATTCTTTTGGATAATCTAATTTACCCCAGTAATTTTTTTTAAATTTATAAACATCTTCTTCTTTTGGTAAAGCTATTTTTAAATTTTGTATTTCATATATATCACCAATCATACCACTTTTGGATATAACAACAATATCATATTCTTTATTATACCCATAATCCCACAATCTTTTTTTATTATTGGATTTTAGAACCTTTTCAGGAACAATGTTATTTAGTATTTTATATAAAGTTTGTTCGTACATTATTTTGATCTACCTTCAGCAAAACCTTTAAATGATGCTGCTTTTGTTTCTACATTACTTTTGTCTATCATATTGTTTTCTTCTTCAATTTTGCTTAAAATTTCAAACGCATCAAATATAGCTAACTTCTTAGATGCTGCTGCATTTTTTAATCTATCAGCTGCAATATCAGGAGACAATCCATCAAGGTCTTTTTTTAAAATACCTTCATTAGCAACTTTTATAAGCTCTTGAACAGCTTTTTTACCTGCCTTAATTATTTCTAATTTTAATTCAATATTGTTCATAGGCAGTATTTTTTTTTAAAAAACAAACATGTATTAATCTTGATTCATTATCTTCATCACCAAAATTTTCAAAAATATTTCTTGAATGTTCTAAATGAGAAGGAAAAACAATTAACCTATTTAGTTTTGATTTTAATATACAACTTTTTTCTCCTTTATAATATAAAGTAGTTCCATCTTCTTTTGGTGGATTATAATTTAAATAAAGAATTGCAGTCAAATCACCCATCATTTCATCTGTATGAATAAAATTAGGTTCTATTTGATGTTCTGGAGATTTTCTTACAAAATTTAAAGATGAATAAAAATTAGGGTATTTTTCCAAAAGAAAACGAACCAACTCATCTTCACCTCTTTGTCTAACATTTTTAAATAAATCTTCACCAATTTGAATGTCTTCAAAACCTTTGTTAATTACATCACAAACATAACTATCAATATCTTTTATTACATTTTCATATAAGCTTACATTCATAAAGTCATTGTTATGTTTTTATCAAACATTCGATAAAGTTTTTCACCATCTATAGTATACTCATATTCACTGTCTGGTTGGAAATAAACAACAGTTCCTTTAATAATACCTTTACTAATTAAGTATTCATTAGGATACTTAACTAAACCCATTAATGGTTCTTCTTCTTGGTGGGTCTTAAGATAATGATTTTTTTTAGAAATAGGCTTTATCATGCAATATTTAGAATGACAAAACCATTCATCATTCTGTTTATACATATAAAACTGATCGTAATCAATAAAAAACAAGTCATCTTGAAAGAAACTTTTACCGCTTCTTTCTTTTCCTTTCATGTCATTATAATATTTAAAAACATTATGATGAACCAGCAAGGTATCTCCTGGTTTAATATTACCCTTGTAATTTATAGGGGTTTGTTGTACAATTGCGTACCTATTGGAAACGGTATGATCTTCTTTGGAGTTGCTTACTATAAAATCAACATCTCCAATTTTTTTTGTATTATCATACCTTTTTCCATTGCAAGGTTTTACAATGAAGTAAAAAGGTGATTTCATTCAAAATTTATATTATATTCAATTGATACTGGCATATTAGAATTGAATTCTTTCCAAAGAAATATTTCTCCTTGTTTATTTTCAATCCAAACTTTTATAGAGTTGCTTTCGCTTATATGCTTTATTAAATGAATATAATAATTTCCGTTAAAAATTTCCTGATTTACTATGTAGTGCATGGCGCTGGATTTATAATCAGCGCCAACTGATATTTTTCTTATATCCATTATATTTAATTTTATTTATATTTTTATACGTCTTTAAGAAATCTAATGTACGCAGCACGTTGTGCACCATTAGAACCGTCAAAACCTGAAAGTAGGAAATTTTCTACTGAACTAACAGACCAATATCTTAGAATATCCCAGTTTCCTGATGAAGATAAAGTGCTTGTCCAGATGTATTCTCTAGCTGTATCTTCAACGAAGAAAACTTGATTAGATGCTAACGTACCACCCCCATATCCATTAAGGTTGAAATCAGCATCTCCTAATTCGGTTGTATCGGTTAATCCAGCCCAATTTCCTGGGTTAGAACCATATCTATTTTGATTAGGATAACTATCATTACATGGGGTGTCTGATATTAAGTTCCACTCTGGCGAAGTCGGAAGTCTAAATCCTGTTGGTGGCTGTATTTGTCTTGCTGCAAATTGATTATATAAAAGACCTCTTTCGCTGTTATTAGAATCAAAGTCCCAGTATGCAGCTACTGGAAGTCCAGCGTTATGCTTAGCATAGAATTCAGCAGCATTTGTAGCAATAGGAATAGCCCCACCTGATATTGTATCGGTTATAGTTGAATTTTCATCAGTAAATACAAAATCACAAACTGTAGTTTCACCTGGCCCACCTGCAGCTATTTCTCCAGTTAAAGTATTTAGTGTGTTTCCTGCTCCTACAGGGTAAACTCCAGAAGAAGAAGCATTATTGCCTCCTGAAATAAATGTGTATCCTGGGTTAGCTGAGACTTGAGTAGTCATTGTCCATGCAGTCCCTGTTGGACCTGTTGTAGTTGTGCCTGATATGTCTCCTGAAACAGTGTATCCTGCAGCTGGGCCAACAATATTATTAACTACAGTTAATGTAACTGTACCAGTCGTCTGGTCTTGCTGAATTTCTCCAGTTAAGACTCCGTTAGCTATACCTCCTCCAGCAGGTATTATTCCGCTTGGGTTAGTAGATGTGAATGGGCTAATTAAGCTGTATCCTGGATTTAATTGAAGTCCAGTAGCAAAGCTATAAGGAGAAACGCCTCCCATTCCTGTATCAGTTGCACCATCTAAGTCTCCTGTAATAGTGTATCCTGCAGCTGGGCCAATAATATTATTTTCAATATTGTATGTCATTGTGCTATTAGCACCTGCTATTGATTCTTCAAAATATAAACAAATCGCAAGCTCACCATCATTTGGCCCTACAACCCCTGACTCTGCTCCTACTACAGCAGTATTTGAAAACTGGTCAATTGTAATTCCGAATGATGAAACATCTGCTTGACCTGCAGCGTATGTGCCAGAATCAAATCCGTCTAGTGTAAATATGTTTTGTCCAGTTGTAGATACTGGTGTGTAATTACCTATAGTAGCTGACAATCCATCTGGTATTGTTCCAATAGTAAAGCTTATACTGTCTCCAGCAATAATATTTAAAGGAGAACTTCCCATCCATACCCAAGTAACAAGTTTTAACTTAAGTGGCAATGGTGTTCTCCATAAAGGAATTTGAGTAGGTGCAGTAACATTAGATGTCCACTCCATAAAGTCATATCCTTGAGTCTGACTTCCTAGGTTATTTATTAAACCAGTCATTATAAATGTTGGAGTAACTACGTCAGGAGTTTCAATAACCCTTCCGTTAGCATCAACAGATAAATTATAAGTTGCAGTACCTGATACCTGACCAGAACCATATGTGTTTAGCTTAAGCTCTCCGTCT